TCGGGGTCAATCGCCTACCTGCTCCAGAAATGGAATCTCGCCGCCGTATTCAATCACTTTTGAGGAGGATGCCATGCCGACACGAAAACTTGGGTTCTGGCAGTTGGCGAAGGCTGTTTATTCGCGGCTCACGACGCACGCCCAGACGAGCGGTTATACTACGTTTAACTCGTTTGTCCCGAAGGGAACGGCGCTGCCCTATATCGTCGTCGGGGAGATGGCCGGGACGCGCAAGGGGGCACGGGACCATGTCGGCGAGGAAGATACCGTCACGGTCCACGTCTGGGCGGAGAACCCGGGCATGAAAACGGCGGCCGTGATGATGACGGCCGTCGTCCAGGCTCTCACGTCGTCGGCCCTTTCCTTGACGGACGGGTATGGTGAATTATATTGTTTATTGGACTTCTCAACTGTCTTGAGAGACGACGCCGAACCGGAGCGCGATATGTTCCACGGCGTCCTGCGGTTCCGATATTGGCTCGAAACGGCCTGACGGCCACGGCACGTCGGGTCGAGACTATTAGGAGGTCAAGCGATGACGACAGGAGCGGTGACCGGGCTGAACATGACGCTGTCGGTCGGGGGCGACATCCTCGGCGGCCAGCGGTCGGTGTCGGTGAATTTCGCGCAGGCGACGATCGACGTCACGAGCCGCGATTCCTCGCGCAAGGGCGAGTATCTTGCGGGGCGGCGCGACGTGACCATCGACTTCGACGCGCTCTACATCTATACCGACATCGCCAAGAAGGTTCTCGTCAATCATTTCACGAGTGCTTCGCCGGCGACGCTGACGTGCATCGTGACGATGCCGGACGGGATCACCTACACCGGCACGGGGAACCTCACTTCCTTCACGTTGAATGGGCCTTTCGAGGATGCGCTGACGGCCTCGGGGTCTATCCAGATCACCGACGGCATCACGGCCTCGGCGAGCTAACGGCTCCTCGCTGACGTAAAAAGGCGCGACGACCATGAGCGCGGAAACCGCTCCTGGGCCGGGGATTTTTGTCAATTTGGACAGGCCCCGACCCCTCCGGTATAAATTCAAGGCGTTCTGTCGGCTTGAGCGCGAGTATGGAATGCGGATCGGCGACCTCCTCGACATGATCCGCTCCTGGCAGGAAACGCCGACAAAGATGGAAATGACGAAACTCGCCGTTCTTCTGTGGACCGGCCTCGCGGCCGACGACCCCGCGTTGACGCCCGAAGGCGTCGAGGACCGCATCCCGGACTTCGCCAGCCTGAAGGAGATTATCCCGGCGATTTCGGCGGCCATCATCGAGTCGATGGGAAGCGGAAAGGAGGACGCCGGAAAAAAAGCGCAGGCCCCGAGGCTGACCATCCCCAACGGCCCTTCTCGTGGGGCGAATACCTGACGGAGGCGTATAGGGCGGCGATGGGGGAATTGGCACTCCGCCCTTGGGAATTTTGGGAACTGACGCCGGCTGAATTGTCGGTCATGCTCGACGGCTACAACCGCCGCGAGCGTCGGGCGTGGGAGAGGACCGCATGGCTGGCGGCAAACATCATGAACGTCTGGACGAAGCGACGGCTCAAAATCTCAGACATCGCGCCGTGGCTGGCGAAAGGAGAGCGACGCCCCGGCGAGCCGCCGCCCATGTCGAAGGCCGAACTCGAAGCGATGGCCCGGGCGAACAAGGCGAAATTCTGGACGAAGATCAACGACAAATTCCGGCCCGATAAAGCGGAGTAAAAATGGCGAAAGAAGCTGAACTCCTCGTTTCGTTCGGCGCAGACTTCAACGACCTCAAGACTGCCGTCGAGCAGGCGGCAGATAGTTTCGACCGGCTCGGGAAACGGCTTGCGGTCGTCGGGGCGGCGATCACCGCAACGCTGACCGCAATCATCGTCAAGTCCGTCGCCTTCGGGGACAATATCGGCGAGATGTCCGAGCGCACCGGCGTCTCGGTAGAGACGTTGACGGAGTTCCGGCTCGCGCTCGAAAAGAACGGGTCGTCGCTGGATTCGTTTGCGACGGGCATGAGGAAACTGTCGCAGAACATGGTGAAGGCGTCGGACGACGGGGGCGAGACTAAAAACGCGCTGGACAAACTCGGGATCAGCGCGACGGACGCCGAGGGGAAGGCGCGGCCGCTTGACGCCGTGTTTCTCGATATCGCGGAACGATTCCGTGGCATGGAGGACGGGGCGGAAAAGACCGCCCTGGCCGTCAGTTTGTTCGGCCGGAATGGGATGGAACTCATCCCTGTCCTGAACCTCGGCCGCGACGGGTTGAGGGCCGAAGCGGAGGAGGCGCGGAAGCTCGGAATTGTCCTCAGCACGGAAACCGTCAGGGGGTTCAGCGACGCCGACGATAGCCATAGAAAATTTAAGGCGTCCATCGAAGGGCTTTCGCTCGTCCTCGCCAAGACGCTCGTCCCGATATTCAAAGGCGTCAACGACGCGCTCACGGGCGTTATTAAGACGTTTACGGCCGCGGCCGAAGTCTGCCCGCCGTTGACATCGTTCTTGACGGAAATGGTCGGCGTGGCGGGGCTATTGGCAACCGGCGTCGGTGCCGTTATCCTCGCATATACGGGATATATCAAAAACGCGGGGGCGATCAAAGGGGCGATTGAGACAATTAAAGTCTCGACCTATCTTTTGCTGACCGAGAATCTAAGCCTCGTGACGGTCCTCAAGGGGCTTCCGGCTATCGCCATCGCCGCCTTTACGGGATGGAAAATCGGCGAACTCATCAATGACGTGATCGGGCTTAGAAAGGCTTTCTTCGGGGTTAATTGGGAATTCCCGGGGATGGCGGAAAGTTTCGTGGTGAATCATCAAAAGCTCCGCGACCTCATCGCGCTGACCGGCGACTCGACGCTGACGGTGAACAGCCTCGTCCGCGAATATGGCTCTCTGGAAAACGCCCTGTCCTCGGTCGCTTTCAAATATCGGGACCAGATTGAGGCCGCGAACAAGGCGAAGCAACAAACTTCAGAACTTGAGGTTGCCCTAAAAGCACTTAACCTCGTCGGCCGTGATGCGGCCGAAAAGACTCTCGCCGACATGACGCGGCAATTCCTCCTCGTCAAGGAAGCTGGCGCCGTGAGCTATGGCGCCCTCGTAGAAATGGCCGGCGGCATTAAGGAACTCGCCGATAAATACGACCTCCTCCTCAATCCTACGATCCGGGCTTTCGCCGATGACTACATGGAGGGAGCGCTCGAATCCGTCCGCAAAATGTCGGACGAATTCCTGCGAAACCTCCCCCGAGCAATCGACTACACGACGACTGAATGGCTTGTCCTTGACGCCTTGGCACAGAGGAACCGGATCACCCTCAACGAGGTCAGCGGCGCGGCGAAAACGCTGGACGACCAAATCAATGAACTTGCCGATTCTATCGGAATGTCGCCAGCCACGATCCGACTCATGGCCTACGAATTGGGCCGCCTCCAGCTTGCTATGATGGGGATTCATCTCCCAGACCTCCGAATCCCTGAAAACGCGGCCGCAGACGTGCGGCGCGATCTCGGGGCGATCTCATTAGCCTGGGATGACATGATTCGTGATATCACTCAGGGATGGGCGAGGGCGATTGAGAATTGGGTTTCGGGTGCGTCGAGTTTCAAAGAGTTCATGACTGATACTTGGGAAGCGATCAAGGCAGCTTTTTTCCGCGCTATCGCCGACATGGTGGCGAAATGGTTGACCGAATTAGTGGTTGATCTCATCAAGGGCGGGGGCGAGGCGAAAAGTGGGGTTGACAAGGCGATGGAAGGCGCGGGGAAGGCCGTCAATGGACTCGGTGATATTGTGGCCTCCGTTGCCACAAAGATCGGGACCGTCATTACCACGATTGCCTCGGCCCTCACGACCGCTCTAACGACAACCGCAACGGGAATTTCGACGGCCATTGTAGAATTGGCAACCGGTATCGCGGCGGCGATTAACATTCTTGCCGCGGCCGCCCCGGCACTCCTCGAAATTGGCCTCGTGGCGGCGGCTGTTTATGCGGCGTTTAATCTCGCGGCCGCATTACCGAATCTTATTTCCGACATTTTTGGCGGTGGGGGCGGCGGAGCCGATTCCGATCAAAGCGCATGGTTGCGGAGGATTCACGCCAACATCCAAGAAATACATGACTTAATGTTCATTGATTTCCGCAGCATCTTCGTCTATATACAGGGCGTGCTGGACCGGATCAATAACGGCGT